GTGCTGGCTCANAAGGATAGTTGGATTTCACATGATACTTATGCCTGGCGGTATATTTTCTGACAGACAGTGACGGGTGTTGTCAAGATATTGTGTCATTTATAACCTGAATCAGGGGTGGCCGGATGTTATCTGGCTATTTTTAGCAGAGCCTGAATGCCATAATCACGGCTCCCGGCGTTGGCCGTCAGTGGGTGACACTGGCGGCTTTTTTGTTTTTCTTTACTTTCATTTTCTGTCGGCGGTGACGGAGACATACATCAGATGGAAAAAATCACAACAGGTGTGTCATACACCACGTCAGCGGTGGGGACGGGATACTGGTTACTGCAGCTGCTGGACAAAGTCTCTCCGTCCCAGTGGGTGGCGATAGGCGTGCTGGGGAGTCTGCTGTTTGGGCTGCTGACATATCTGACGAACCTGTATTTCAAGATTAAAGAAGACCGGCGTAAGGCGGCGCGGGGAGAGTAAAGTGATGAAGAAAAAATACGAACTGGTTGTTAAAGGGATAAATAATTACCCGGATAAGATTACTGTTACTGTGGCACCGGAAATTGGTGGGTATCCGTCACTGTTGTTGCCAGATGTGGCGATTAGTCTTGACCGTACTGAAGGTGCCACGCTGGAGTTTTACGAAGCTGAGGCGGAAAGCAGGCGAAGCAGTTTTTCATGGATGTTGCTGCCGGGTTATGTGAAGGGGATGGTCCGTTACCGGAAAAGCGTCCCGTAATTTTTAGAGGCGCAGGATGTGTTGATAACCTACAGAGGAAAACTACCGGGAATAATTACGGGTTCTCTGAAGACTCCACCGCTGGCCTGAAGACTTAACATATCCAGGGATTTGAAATCGATAAACCCTGATAAATATCCATGAACGCAAAAATCAGATACGGCCTGTCGGCTGCCGTTCTGGCGCTGATTGGTGCAGGGGCGTCTGCGCCTGAAATCCTCGACCAGTTTCTGGATGAAAAGGAAGGTAACCACACCACAGCATACCGTGATGGTGCGGGTATCTGGACCATCTGCCGTGGAGCCACCCGGGTGGATGGTAAGCCTGTTATTCCTGGCATGAAGCTGTCGAAGGAAAAATGCGACCGGGTTAACGCCATTGAGCGTGATAAGGCGCTGGCATGGGTGGAGAAAAACATCAGAGTGCCGCTGACCGAACCCCAGAAAGCGGGGATCGCGTCATTCTGTCCGTACAACATTGGCCCCGGTAAGTGTTTCCCGTCGACGTTTTACAGACGGATTAATGCAGGAGATCGAAAAGGTGCCTGCGAAGCGATTCGCTGGTGGATTAAGGACGGTGGCAGGGACTGCCGTATTCGCTCAAATAACTGTTACGGTCAGGTATCCCGTCGTGACCAGGAGAGCGCGCTGGCGTGCTGGGGAATCGACAGATAAGCAGAATATTTTGCTGAAAAATGAGGTTTGCTTACATGGACGGATAACACGAAATCCTGCAAATTGGCAAAATGTAAGTGAATAAAGTCAAAACAGTTGTTTAACACTCAGGCACCGTAATGATGCCTTTGTCATTTCTGCGCATCTCACGCGCATCTCACAACACAGAACCTTTCAGGATGACCCTTGAGGATACCGGTTTGGCTGTCGGTGCCTTTCTGTGGGCTGGATTCCTGTGAGACAAGGTTCATCACTAAAAGGAAATAACCGATGAATATGATGGCCGTGCCGTTTCACGGCAACTCTCTTTATGTAGTTAACCATAATGGCGAACCATACGTTCCCATGAAACCTGTCGTTGCGGGGATGGGGCTGGCCTGGCAATCACAGTTGGCTAAGTTAAGACAGCGTTTTGCGTCAACTATAACGGAAATCGTTATGGTTGCTGAGGATGGGAAACAACGCAATATGGTGTCCACGCCACTTCGAAAACTTGCCGGCTGGCTACAAACCATTAATCCCAACAGAGTAAAACCCGAAATCCGCGATAAGGTCATCCGGTATCAGGAAGAGTGCGACGATGTTCTTTACGAGTACTGGACGAAGGGTTTTGTCGTTAATCCCCGTAAAATGAGCGTGATGGAAGAACTCAACCAGGCTTGTGCTGACATGAAACGGGATAAAAACATTGCCAGTGTGTTTGCTACCGGGCTGAATGAGTGGAAACAGGTTAAAGCCGCGCATGTATCAAAAATCCGTACGCTGGTAAATGAAGCGAATATGCTGATTGATTTTGTCCTGGCTGATACAGGCAAAGGGAAAATAACAAAGGCGGATTGATGGGGTGGCTAATGATATCAGATAAACTCATAACGCTGGTGAAGAGCCTCTGTGTACTTGTCGGCATTTCATTTTCACTAATGCTGGTTGCTCTTTTTCTTTCCATGGCCTGGATGGCGTTGACTTCGGCAGGGCTGGTGGGGTGAGCATAAACCGAATGCTTTCCGCGTTTACCGTTATTCTGCTGGTGGTCTGTGGTGCGCTTAGTCTGGGGCTGAATCATTACCGCGATAACGCCATAACCTACAAAGAGCAGCGCGATAAAAAAGTCAGTGAGCTGGAGCTGGCAAATGCAACCATTACTGATATGCAGCAGCGCCAGCGTGATGTTGCTGCACTTGATGCCAGATACTCGAGGGAATTAGCTGATGCGAGAGCTGAAAATGAAACTCTGCGTGCTGATGTTGCCGCTGGTCGTAAGCGCCTGCGCATCAACGCCAACTGTCCAGGCTCCTTGCGTAAAGCCCCCATCACCTCCGGCGTGGATAATGCAACCGGTCCCCGACTGGCAGAAGCCGCTGAACGGGATTATTTCATCCTCAGAGAACGGCTGATGGCAATGCAGAAGCAACTGGAAGGAGCACAGGAATATATCCGTACCCAGTGTATACCGTGATGTTTTGTTACGAAGGTGTTACTGGTAACGTTAAGGTAATTTAACAAAGAGTCAGTTCCGGACTTTATAGTGTGCTCAGTTCATGGCCAAAAACGATTTCTGTGATAAATATTTTGAATATTATTTACAGGTAAATGGAGTGGGGCACATGGATAGAAATATTACAATAGAGTATGAAGTATATGCCCGTATTGTATGGGCAGAGAAGGCAAAAACATGGTAATTCCGTGTGTTGCCATGATACCTGATTGGCAGAATTGTTGTTTGGTTTTGAGTATATAGTCAGCGTCTTTTGTTCGGTAATTGCTCTTTCAATTAAAATGCCAGATATGATTTGCTTTTCTTTGTTGTTTAGTTTTTTTGTATATTATTTTTATTGTTTTTATATAATTAGTTTTTTATTGTTGTCTTATTAAGGACGGTAAATTCAGGATGGCAGTCTGTAGATAAACGGAGGTTACTTATGCTACATGATCACCTGGCAGAATGTCTGGAGAAAAAAGGACTGTACCGGAGAGCAGCTGAACGATGGGCAAAAGTGATGGTACAGCTAAGTGATGACCAGAAAAGAAAAGTGGCGGCACAGAAACGAGCAGAGTGTTTGCGTAAGGCGCGCCGGACTCCGGTTTCACCGGTGAACCTGACCGAAATAAAACAAGCGGTCAACAGACTACATTCTGAGTTGGGAATGGGATTTGAAGAGCGGCGGGTATTCCGACGATATAAAGGGACAGGAGAACAGAATACGTCCGGAAACGCGCGGTCAAAAAAATGCTAAAAAATATCTGAGAGCGTTATTGCCTGTTACCATAAGAAAAAGCGACTTTAGTGGTCGCTTTTTGTGTCATATATAAGTCGTTTAAGTAAACCTGTCTGAACAGGTTCTCTGGTCGTGTTTGTCTTTGTTGGGTACAAATTGAGAATATTTTTCATTAATTAATCTTCTTCTGCAGGCTTCAATAACCCACGCTGAAAAATTTCCTGAACCTTTCAGATCAAGAGCGATGTTAATTTGTTCAATCATCTGGTTTGGAAATCGGATGTTGCGGGTTGTTGTTCTGCGGGTTCTGTTCTTTGATGACATAATGTTGCCCCATATTCAGTGTTGCTGATTTGTATTATCTGAAGTTGCTTTTACGTTAATTTGATGCAGATCAATTAATACGATACCTGCGTCATAATTGATTATTTGACGTGGTTTGATGGCGTAGATGCACGTTGTGACATGTAGATGATAATTATTATCATTTTGCGGGTCCTTTCCGGCGATCCGACCGGTTACGGGGCGGCGACCTCGCGGGTTTTCGCTATTTATGAAAATTTTCCGGGGAAAATCATGTCGGTACTTCTCGAACATAACTATTTGTTTTTTCTAATATCGAATCCGTAAAGGTCCGACATGAAAACGCCTGAAAAAGTCATTTTCGGGCACTTTCATGTCGGACCCTGTATTTGTTGTGAGACTGTTTCATGAAGGTTAATAAAAAGAAACTTGCCGAAATTTTCAACGTGGATCCGCGAACGATTGAACGCTGGCAGTCTCAGGGGCTCCCTTGCGTCTCCGGAGGTGGTAAGGGCGTTGAATCTGTATTTGATACCGCCACGGCAATTCAGTGGTATGCGCAGAGGGAAGCTGATATCGAAAATGAAAAACTCCGTAAAGAGGTTGAGGATTACAGGGCTGCCAGCGAGGCAGATCTCCAGCCTGGGACTATTGAGTACGAACGCCATCGACTTACGCGTGCGCAGGCTGACGCCCAGGAGCTGAAGAATGCCAGAGACTCCGCAGAAGTGGTGGAAACCGCATTCTGTACTTTCGTGCTGTCACGGATCGCAGGTGAAATTGCCAGTATTCTTGACGGGATCCCTCTCTCAGTACAGCGGCGTTTTCCGGAACTGGAAAACCGACATGTTGATTTCCTGAAACGGGATATCATCAAAGCCATGAACAAAGCAGCCGCGCTGGATGAACTGATACCGGGGTTGCTGAGTGAATATATCGAACAGTCAGATTGATATTCTGCGGCGTGATGTACGCGCCGGGCTGCGAGCCCTGTTCAGGCCGGAGCCACAGACTGCCGTTGAATGGGCGGATGCCAGTTACTATCTCCCGAAAGAATCCGCATACCAGGAAGGGCGCTGGGAAACACTACCCTTTCAGCGGGCTATCATGAATGCGATGGGCAGCGACTACATCCGCGAGGTGAATGTGGTGAAGTCTGCCCGTGTTGGTTATTCAAAAATGCTGCTGGGTGTTTATGCCTACTTCATAGAGCATAAGCAGCGTAACACCCTTATCTGGTTGCCGACGGATGGTGATGCCGAGAACTTTATGAAAACCCACGTCGAGCCTACCATCCGCGATATTCCGTCGCTGCTGTCTCTGGCCCCGTGGTATGGCAAAAAGCACCGGGATAACACGCTCACTATGAAGCGTTTCACCAATGGTCGTGGCTTCTGGTGCCTGGGCGGTAAAGCGGCAAAAAACTACCGTGAAAAGTCGGTTGATGTGGCGGGTTATGATGAACTTGCTGCCTTTGATGAGGATATTGAACAGGAAGGCTCTCCGACGTTCCTGGGTGACAAGCGTATTGAAGGCTCGGTCTGGCCAAAGTCCATCCGTGGCTCCACGCCCAAAGTGAGAGGCACCTGCCAGATTGAGCGTGCAGCCAGTGAATCCCCGCATTTTATGCGTTTTCATGTTGCCTGCCCGCACTGCGGGGAGGAGCAGTACCTTAAATTTGGCGATAAAGAGACGCCGTTTGGCCTCAAATGGACGCCGGATGATCCCTCCAGCGTGTTTTATCTCTGCGAGCATAATGCCTGCGTCATCCGCCAGCAGGAGCTGGACTTTACTGATGCCCGTTATATCTGCGAAAAGACCGGGATCTGGACCCGTGATGGCATTCTCTGGTTTTCGTCATCCGGTGAAGAGATTGAACCGCCTGACAGTGTGACCTTTCACATCTGGACGGCGTACAGCCCGTTCACCACCTGGGTGCAGATTGTCAAAGACTGGATGAAGACGAAAGGGGATACGGGAAAACGTAAAACCTTCGTGAACACCACGCTCGGTGAGACGTGGGAAGCGAAAATCGGCGAACGTCCGGATGCTGAAGTGATGGCAGAGCGGAAAGAGCATTATTCAGCGTCCGTTCCTGACCGTGTGGCTTACCTGACCGCCGGTATCGACTCCCAGCTGGATCGCTACG